GGCGGCATCAAGCAAGATGTGAAAAAGGACACATTCAGTGGTTTCAAACTCTGATTAGTGCTATAGATAGGGGGAGTAGCATCCCCCTTTATGCCACGAAACGAAATTTCTGCAATGGAATTCAAAACAAGAGTTCTGAAGATAAAGAACGAACTCTTTTGGGAGGAACACCAATACGGTGAAGAAGCAAGAGGTCTAGCACATAAATACCTCAATATGGTGTTAGACGCAATTGATGAATATCGATTATGAAAATCCATGGAGATACGGTGAGAGACCTTTTACTAGTGACGATATTCACGACTTTTATGGTTTTGTGTATAACATTACCAATCTCACCAACCAACGACAGTACATTGGGCGAAAGTATTTTTGGAGTCATCGAAAACCTCCAGGAAAGAAACGCCGAGTAAAAAAAGAATCTGACTGGAAAAAGTATTATGGGTCTTGTCCAGAACTTAAAGCGGACATTGAACTGCTGGGTAGACAAAATTTTAGTCGAACTATCTTGTCATTACATAAAACACCTGGCAAAACAAACTTTGAAGAAACAAGACAACTCTTCATCCACGGAGTCCTTACCGAATCCCTTGACACAGGAGGACCTGCCTACTACAATAGCAACATCCTCAGCAGGTACTTCCGAAAAGACTATTATGATGGAGACTGAAGAAATCGTTGCTGACGTTCGACAGTGGGCAATCGACAAAGTTCAAGAGTACAATGGCAAGGGTATTGAAAGAATCTATGATCAAATGGCACTCATGGCAGAGTTCGATGAGTGGTTTGACCCTCAAGAAGATCTAGAAGTTATCTCCCTTGACGAAATCAGCAAAGACCAGTATGATGACTTTGTTGATTACATGAAAGACTAATCAACTGCGGCATTCCCCTTGGTGGTTCAGGAGTGGCGGCGATAGGAACCACCACATGACTCGCTAGCTCAGTTGGATAGAGCAACTGCCTTCTAAGCAGTCGGTCGAAGGTTCGAGTCCTTCGCGAGTCGCTTGACAATCTTAATTATTGTGGTATAATTTTTCTGGGCATTGAGAGAGACCACCACCACCTCCTCTCTCATGTAAGACCCGATGCGGAGTTAGTTCAGCGGTAGAACGCTATCCTTCCAAGTTAGATGTCGTCGGTTCGATTCCGATACTCCGCTTTCCCTTCGGGGAATACATATTCCTCTATAGCTCAGTTGGTAGAGCAGGTGACTGTTAATCACCCTGTCCCTGGTTCGAGTCCAGGTGGAGGAGTATGCTTGCTTAGCTCAGCGGTAGAGCATCTCGTTTACACCGAGGCGGTCGGCGGTTCGATCCCGTCAGCAAGCATTCCCCCTAGGAGGACCATGACCAATGATTACCGTAAGATGCAAAGAATGTGGAACAGAATTAGTTTCCACTAGTAAGGTACAATTCTGTGGTTGCCCCAACCAAATGAGGGTTGTGGACAACAAAGTAGGTGCTGTTGACTTGGATAAAGTTGTAATGGTATCTAATAATGTAGAGAATAAGATTGATAGTCATTTCTCTAGATCAGAACTTCTTTACCAAGAAGAACGTCGCAGACGTAAGGTAAAGAGATTGGACTTTGAAGTTCGTTGATACCTGGAGAGGTGGCAGAGCGGTTTAATGCATCAGTCTTGAAAACTGACGTGTCTTCACGGGCACCGTGGGTTCAAATCCCACCCTCTCCGTTTTCTGTAGAAAGTATTAAGAGGTTTTGTATCATCTATATACAGTTATATGGAGATCACAAATGACCCTCTTTTATTTTCTAATGCTAACATTTGTTGCATTAGTTGCCTTTGCGGGGTATGATGCTACCATGAGACTAGTTCAGTTCATAGATCTCCAGATCCGTTATGCAGGAATAAGAGTTCAAATGAAGTGGATGGAGCAGAAACTTAGGAGAAGACTTCTTAAGGATACTGCGGACTACCGACAACTACTCAAGGAGCACACAAAGAATGACCTCACTAGAGACTAGAGAGTGTCCAAAATGTCAGGCAACCTGGATAGGTGGCCAACACTACTGGTATACTGGCAAGAAAGGGAACGAATTAGATCTTGCTGGACTAGTATGTAACAATCATGGTGATGAAACCTGCATAAATCCTTGTGCTGGAATGGAAGGTGGAGTAACATGGGAAGAAAGAATGATTACTTTGGGGCGACTAGAAGATGAGTCACAGGATGGATGAGATTAAACCTGTTCATCATGTAACTCGCGAAGAGTGTCAGGAGATGATTGATGATGCCATACGCAGACACAATCGTAATGCCGGTATCATCAGCATGTTTGTTGGGTTTTTCATTCTAGGACTTTTCTCTGAAGGTCTTCTCAGACTTATAGGAGCAATACCCCCTATATTCCCATGGATGGACATACACTTGTAATTGAATGGATCGGAATAGTTCTTGCCCTGATATTTGGTGTGACCATGTTTTGTCAAGGTCATGCCATATTTCATGGTAAGTATGGGTATAGACATACCGAAAGAGAGAAGAAGAAATCGGAGAATACAAGAAAGCAGATTGAGGACTTGCTGAAAGACAAGTGATCTGCTATAATTAGTGCATAAGGGACTGGAATGCATCCTGGCTCACATCTCCGAGAGAAAAAAGAATCGGAACAACAACCCATGTGAGAGAGAGGTGGGATCCCTCTTGAGCCCGTCAGTGTTATTCTGCAGGATATCACTGGCGCATTATTTACGGGGTGTAGCTCAGTTTGGTAGAGCACTCGCTTTGGGAGCGAGTGGCCGAAGGTTCAAATCCTTTCACCCCGATTTGCATACATACTACAACTATGCACTTTTATTCTGTGGAATACTGGCAAGAACATTGGGAAACATTGATGGACAGAGTAGAGAACGGAGAGACAATAGGTGTAGAGAACGAGAACGGAGATAGAGCAGTAATGACACCAGCGGATGATGAACTCATACGCTTATACAGAGACCACGAAGAAGGATCCTGAGGGACCGTCGCCTATCGGTTAAGGCCCACTGCTTATAACGGTGTGAACTGGGTTCAACTCCCAGCGGTCCTATCGGGGGTCTAGCAATCTGGTGAATGCACCGAACTCATAATTCGGCTAAGGCGAGTTCGATCCTCGCGACCCCCATTGACGGATCTCCGTCAAACCCTTATAATACTAAGGTCAACAAGCAAAACAATGACACTGACTAGTAAGTTCAAGAAAGACATTCAAACCCTTCGTGGTGCTGTAAATGGCGATTTCTTCCTGGATGTGAAGAATCCGAAACTTCTCAAAAAGGTCCGTCGTTATTATGAGAACAATGGAGTCGTCTTCTCTGGCGATCCCCTTGACGATTATGATATGTTGATGGAGCAAATCGCCGTCGATCTTGAGTCTGTGGAGGTAGCGTGAAAGTTCTTCTAGAGCGTTTCCCCTATCGTTACGTTGAGTCTGGTACACTAGAAAATGGTATGCCAGACTACCGCATTCAGAAGGCACATCACTATACCAAGAGATACAGTGACATGTATCTTCTTGACAATCAGATGCAACTTCTGACTGCGATTGATGACTTTGAGTACACCAAATGGTTAGATCCTGAAGGTGTACCGTGTTATATCAAAGACTCGGTAAGTCGCTAAACTAGCCCTGGTCGGGATACCCCCCAAGTCACGGATGGACTTAAACAGAACTGGTGGAGTCATTAGACCCTCTAAAAACTAAATAAAACATAGTTATTCAAATTATAAAAATGGCAACACAAGGAAGAGCAGCAAAATCTGCTAGTGGAGCGTCAATGTCAAAATATGATGTTGAAGTAGAAGCTAGACTCAAGAAAATTGAGGCAAGACTTGACGCACTTGAGAGTGCCGATAAAGCAGGACAAGAAGTCGATGCAAGGTTCGTAGAACTTGAGAAAAAAATCCAAGCACTCTGGAACTGATGGTTTCTTGCTTATCCTAAAAGCAAGTGGTGCGGATGGGTAACTCCCGCCCTGTTTCTTGCTTCAGGATAAAAAGTAAGTGGCGTGCATGAAAAGACCTTATAAAGACCCTTGACATCAAGGGTCTTTTTTTGTATGATATATAGAAAGAAACTTTTTTATTAATGTCTGAATATAAACGGACAGCACTGGTGCTTGGTGCTGGTGGATTCATTGGAAGTCATATGGTCAAACGACTTCGTGCCGAAGGATATTGGGTGCGCGGAGTTGATCTTAAGCATACTGAATTTTCTAAATCTGAAGCACACGAATTCGTTGAGGGAGACCTGCGCGATGTAAGATTCGTTCGGGAGTGTATCCAGTTTAAGGGATATCCTGGTAACTTCAATGCGAATGTGCCTTATCAATATATCCAACCCTTTGACGAGATCTATCAGTTTGCTGCTGATATGGGTGGTGCAGGTTATATCTTTACGGGTGAGAATGATGCAGACATTATGCATAACTCTGCCTCTATCAATCTGAATTTGTTGGAGGAAGTACGCAAGTTCAATGCGACTTTTGATGGAGAAGTAAAAGAATGGACGGAAGCAAATCGTCCCAAACTGGATCAACCTACTAAGATCTTCTATAGTTCTTCGGCATGTATTTATCCAGAGTATGCTCAGGAAGAAACAGACAACCCTGGATTGAAAGAAAATGACGCATACCCCGCAGCACCAGACTCCGAATACGGGTGGGAGAAACTCTTCAGCGAGCGGTTGTATTTCTCTTATAATAGGAATCATGGCATTCCTGTTAGGGTTGCTCGCTACCACAATATCTTCGGACCAGAAGGAACCTGGCAAGGAGGAAGGGAGAAAGCACCAGCTGCAATCTGCCGTAAAGTCGCTTACCTCCCGGAGCAGGGTGGAGCAATCGAGGTGTGGGGAGATGGCTTACAGACTCGTTCCTTCCTGTTCATTGACGAATGCATTGAAGCAACTAGAAGACTGATGGATTCAGACTTCATGGGACCAGTTAATATTGGTTCTGAGGAAATGGTAACAATTAACCAATTGGTGGAGACTGCTGCTAAAGTTGCTGGTAAGGATGTTCAAAAACTTCACATTGATGGACCTACTGGTGTCCGTGGTCGTAACTCTAATAATGACCTGATTCGTGAAGAACTTGGTTGGGATTATTCTCAGACCCTGGAAGAAGGCATCGCAAAAACTTATGCATGGATTCTAAATGAAATTAATCGCACACAGAGGTAATCTGAACGGACCTAATCTAGGTTCCGAAAATCACCCTTATCACATTGAAGATTGTATTGATAAGGGATATGATGTTGAGATTGATGTTTGGTATCTTCCACAATCTGAAAAGTTTTACTTAGGACATGACCGACCAGACCATGAAATTAGTTGGTTCTGGTTAGCAAAACATAATGCTAGTTTGTGGATACATTGTAAGAACCTTGATGCTCTAGAAAGGTTTACTGATACCAGTGGATATAATTATTTTTGGCATGAGAC